AGAAAAAAGGCTCAATGAAAGGACACACCATTAAAGGTGGTCATAAACGCCCCACTAAAAAGGGAGCAGGTATGACAGCTAAAGGTGTAGCTAAGTACCGTAGAGATAACCCAGGATCAAAACTAAAAACTGCTGTTACTAAGAAAAAAGGTTTAACTAAATCAGAAAAAGCAAGACGAAAGTCTTTTTGTGCTAGAAGTGCAGGGCAGATGAAGAAGTTTCCTAAAGCAGCTAAAGACCCTAATTCAAGATTACGTCAAGCACGTAAACGTTGGAGATGTTAATGGTAAAAGCATTAAGAAGCCTTAGAAAAATTAAAGAAGTTACAGACGAAGTTAAAGAAGGCACACAAAAACTATTTGCAGATAAGTTTGTAAGTCAACTAGACGAAGGGCAAGCACCCTCTCGTGGTACACTTGACGTAGAGGAAGGTAAAGCAGGTACAGTAACTAGAGGTGATCTGAGTGAACCAAGGATGCAAGAGTCTGCATCAGCAGGTTCTAGAGCACGTGCTGAACTTGTATCTATACTAGAAACTAAAGAAGAAAAAGGTACAATTACAAAAAAAGAACAAGAGTTACTAGATAAACTTAATGCAATGTCAGAAGAGGCAGATGTATCTCGTACAAGAAAAGCAGCAGTCACACGTAGTTCTGATGCACGTAAAAGTGAAGGTGTAAGCCTTATGACAGAGGAAGGTATAAAACGTGTAGGCTCTAAACCTAAATTAAAAGATAGTGACATGTTAATAGGTAATACAGATAATGGTATTACAAAGGACGGTGAGATTGTAGGTAATCCTACAGATAATCAAATACAGGCAGTAGTTCGTAATATGGAAGCACGAGAAAGACTTTCTAAAGACGCAAAAGAAAACCTTGCTAAACTAAAACAATTATCACAAACACAAAAGCAAGATAGAGCTATTAGTATTATGGAACGTAATATGATAGACACAGGACCAGATCAAACTGGTGGTATAATGGGTAGACCTTGATAAAGGACGATATACGTAGTTGGTCACGTGAGGTACTTGAGGTAGCTAACCCTGCACTAAATGGACTACCTGCATGTCCTTATGCACAGGAAGCATGGAAACAAAACAAAGTAAGTGTAGTAGAAACAGAACACATTGGTATTGAAACTATACTACAAGCTAATGTGTTCAATACAAATAAATATGAATTAGTTGTAGTTGCATCTTACAAATTTCCTACCCCATATCAATTTACAGAATTTATAGAGTTTCTTAATGATACGTACTCGTATAATGATTTACATATAATGGGATTTCATCCAGAGTACGGAGCAGAGGATGCTGACTTAGATTTTTTGTATGACCATGACTGGACATCTAACATTGAAGAAGAATATGCTATGATGTTTATCCAGTCTTTATCTCAAGTAGACGATGCAAGTCTAAAGCTTGAAAAACTTGGATACTACAACGTGTATCCCAAAGAAGAATATGAAGCTCTTGTACTAGAAAGAAGACAAAGAAGAAATCAACGATGGCAATAAAACCTTACGCAAAGAATATTCAAATCTTGACAGTTAATGAATAACATGCTAAAGTGATGGATAAGACAACAATAACAAATGTCTTTAAATAAGCTAAAGCAAACTTGCAAAGGAAATATAAAAAAGATGCCATATCTACAAAGTAGCATACCGTACTTCAAAGCATGGGTACGTAGAGAATACACAAAAAACCTAGAGGAATATCACGGAGAGTTTTTACATTGTATGGTTATAGGTGTAACTACTATGCCAAACAGAACGTTAAGCTTTCAAGTTTTATTTACTGGATGTGAGTCAGACTTTGATGACTCAGAGAATGTGCATGGTGGTGCAATGTGGGCTAGGATGCCTCTGACTGCGCTTGTAGCTGATACGCCATATGAAGAATGGCCTAAAGAATTACCACCCTATATAGCACAGCCTTGGGATTGTATGTCACATACACATTCAGTATATAAATTAGAAAGAGCTACACCTGCTCCTTGGATAGCAAAAATAGATGGTGAGTTTTACCCTGCAAAGTACTACTTTACAGTAGACTACACTGATAACGAAGTAGCAGATGATCCTGCTCAACACAAGCAGTCACATGTTTTAGAGTTGTTAGATGCAGGAGAATACACAGGTAACATGGTTGCGTTACCCAATAATAGAGTGAGAGTAACTCACCCTGCTTGGTTTGAGACTGGCGAAGGTGCACCAGATTTTAAACCTAATCAGAATATCTTTAATTCTAAAGAAGATGTTGAATACATTTGGGATACGGAACGTGTCTTTAACAATTTATATAAGGAAAAATAACTATGGCAATGCATGGAAATAAAATGAAGAAAAAAGGAATGGCTCGTGGTGGTAAAATGAGTATGAAGAAAAAAGGTTACGCTAAAGGCGGCATGACTAAGAAGAAGAAACCAATGATGCGTGGTGGTGGTATGACAAAGAAACCTATGATGCGTGGTGGTGGAATGGCTAAAAAGAAAATGATGCGTGGCGGCATGACTAAGAAAAAGAAATAAGGACTTATGAAAATGACTAAAGTAGAACTTGCCGTTGTTGCGGCATGGGTTGGCTTGGCTACCATAATGGCAGCTACAACCACGTATGCAAAAGACTTTTCTGTAGCAGGGCAAACATTGTCTATTGGTGCAGAGACTGACTTGAACTATACTACTGGTGTAGAAGACTGGGTATGGGAACTTACACCCTCTGCAGGAATAACTGTATTAGGTATTGGATTAAGTGTAGCCACAGACATTGATATGTTAACTCTTGACGAAGGAGACATTTTTCAAGGGCTAGATTTTACAGCAGACTATACTGTGCCTAGCACAAACATTAGTTTATATACTGAAGTATCAACAGACTCAGACTTAGAGTTCGGTGACGTAACGGTAGGGGCTACGGTTAGCTTCTAATGTGGATAGCATTTATGCTCCTCTGTAGTACACCTGCAGCATTGTCTTGTGAAGTTATGGCAAAGACAGAAGCAACATTTATTACAGAGGAAGCATGTGCTCAAGAAGCAATGGTAGTGGCTAGGTATTTCCAACAACAGGGATACCTAGCAGTACCACAATGTCAAAAAATCAAAATAGGAGTTTCATTATGAAAATATTAAAATGGTTATGGAGATATTTTAAAAGAATAGGTTGTGCAATTCTTAATAAGCATTGTGGACCAGATTGTAATTGTAAGGCGTAATAAAATGAAAGCAATACCAAAAGGAAATAAAGGTTTACCTAAATTACCAAAAGCCGTTAGAAATAAAATGGGCTATATGAAAAAAGGTGGTACACCTAAAAAAATGAGCACTGGTGGCGTTAGCACTACTAAGCCAAAGAAGAAACCTGGTAGTGGTCTAAAGAAAACTAGTAGATCAACTGCAAAAGCTAATAAAATTGCAGCTATGTGGATTAAACATCATAAAGAAACTAATACTGAAGACTTTAAAAAAGCATCTAGTTTATTACAAGATTATGTAAAACAAATAAATAAAAATAAAGAAAAAGAAAAGAAATGACACCTGAACAAATAAATGAAATTACAAAACTAGGTTATATGGTTTTTGATAAGGGTAATTCTGTTATGGATATGAGTACAAAAGAAATGGTGCTTACTACAGATGCTGAAGGAAATCATATTACTAAAGTTGAAGCAATACAAAATATTCTAGGAACAGTAAAAAAAGTACGTGCACGTAATAAAAAAGGTCATTACATAAAAGACGATCCTAATACACCTGAAAACGAAGCATGGACAACTAAAATAGTTAAGAAGGTTACAAGAAAAGCATAACAGGGTTGCATTTTTGTCTGTGGTATGTTATAACTATATATGATATAACTATCTCTGGTAGCTAAAGTTACCGTTAACACAGGAGATAGATTATGTTAAAAAAATTATTTAATAGATTAGTAGAAGCTAGAATTGAATCTGCAAAAAAAAGAATTGCACGTGAGCAATTATATAGCATGACTGATGCGGAATTAAAAGATATAGGCATAGGTCGCTATGACATAGAAAGAGTTTTAAGATATGGCTATAAAGAAGCAAACCGCTACTAAGCATAAAGCTAAACCACTAAAAATGTCTAAAGGTGGTAAAAGTACAGTTAATAAAGCAGGTAACTATACTAAACCTACTATGCGTAAAAATCTTTTTAATAAGATAAAAGCAGGAACTAAGGGTGGTGGTGCAGGTCAATGGTCTGCACGTAAAGCTCAAATGCTTGCAAAACAATACAAAGCCAAAGGTGGTGGCTATAGAAATTAGAGGCTAACATGGACCCAGTTACAATTATTGGTGGGGCTACTGTAGCATTTAATGCCCTCAAGAAGGGATTTCAGGTAGGTAAAGACCTGCAAGATATGTCAAGTCAGCTAACTCAATGGGCAGGTGCTATGAGCGATTTGTCCTATGCAGAGCAAAAAAATAAAAACCCTCCTTGGTGGAAAGCTCTTAATGGACAATCTGTTGAAGCAGAAGCTTTAGAAATATTTACAGCTAAGAAAAAAGCAGAGGCTATGAGAAAAGAGCTAAAAGACTGGATTAGTTTTAGTATGGGTCCATCCGCATGGGATGAGCTTGTGGCTACTGAAGGTAGAATACGTAAAAAGAAAAAAGAACAAGAATATCGTAAAGCAGAAATGCAAGAAGCAATAATTACGTGGACAGTTACAGGTTTATTATTAGTTTCAGGTGTAGGTGCGATTATATTTATAGCATGGTTAATAAATGGCTAAAGCAAAATCACAAAAAAGTCTTGATAAATGGACAAGGCAAAAATGGAGAACTAAAAGTGGTAAACCTTCTACGCAAGGACCAAAAGCAACTGGTGAACGATACTTGCCCGAAGCAGCAATCAAAGCTATGTCTAGTTCGCAGTACGCAGCAAGCACTGCTAAGAAAAGAAAAGATACGGCTGCAGGTAAACAGTTTTCTAAACAACCTAAAGGGGCAGCTAAAACTTCCAGACGTTACAGGAGAACATGATTGGTAGTAGATTTTGATATAGACGGTGACGGTGAAATCACAGCAGAAGAAATAGCAATGAAAGAACGTATGCTTGAAATAGAGCTACGAGAAGAAAAAGCTGAGTCACAAAAAAAGATGGCATGGGTAGCTATGGCTATGATGATTATTTTTACAGTATTTTTATTTACTCCTATAATGTCAGATACACGAGTTAATGCTCTTGCAGATTTACTTGGTTTGTTTTACATTGCACAAACAGGTATTGTAGCTGCATACATGGGAGCAACAGCTTATATGGCAGGTAAACCAATGGGCAATAAGATAGCAATGAAGAAGGATATGAGATGATTAGAAGAGCACCCCCAAGAAGATCAATAGGAAGAAGAACACCTATGAGAAGAAGACCTACACGTGCTACATCAGGTAGATCAAGTTTAGCTCAAAGAAGAAGTATGGGTAGAGGTAGACCTACTTCAAGTCAAGCAAATAGATTAGGTTCAATGCAAGCTAGACGAATATCTTCACCTACAAGAAGACCTACTAGAAGAAGAATGACACAAAGACCTATGTCATCACCTAATGTGCCTTCTTTTCGTTCAAGAATGTCAAGGAGAACAGGAAGACCCTCAACAAGAAGAACACCTCCGTCAAGAGTAAATCCAATGAACAGAATGAGACAAGCTAATAGAAGAGCCATGAGTAGATTTAATAGGAGAAGGTAATGAGTTTTAGACTAAGCCAAAGATCAATAGATAGACTTGAGGGTGTTCATCCAGATATGACAGCAGTAGTTGAACGAGCTATTCAACTGACAGAGGTAGACTTTGGAGTTACACAAGGTGTGCGTACTTTAGAAGAACAGAAAGCTAATGTAGCTGCAGGACGATCACAAACAATGGCAAGTAAACATTTATTACAAGACGATGGATTTAGTCATGCTGTAGACGTAGTAGCATATGTAGGTCCAGATGTATCATGGGAACTAAATCTTTATGACGATATATGCGATGCCTTTAAACAAGCAGCCGAAGAAGTAGGCTGCGCTATCAAATGGGGTGCAGCATGGAGCGAAGGTGACATTCGTACATATGAAGGTACATCAGAAGATGCTATGATGGCATATGTAGATTTACGTAGATCACAAGGACGTAGACCATTTATTGATGCACCACATTTTGAGTTAATGTAATGGTAAAACAAAAAGACCCTAAAGTAGGAACAGGTAAAAAACCTAAAGGGTCTGGGCGTAGACTATATACAGATGAAAATCCTAAAGATACTGTATCTATAAAATTTGCTACCATAGCAGATGCAAAAGCTACTATAGCTAAAGTAAAAAGAATAAATAAACCATACGCTAGAAAAATACAAATCTTAACAGTTGCTGAACAACGTGCTAAAGTTATGGGTAAAACTGCAATAGCTAATTTATTTAAACGAGCAAAAGCTGAATTAAAAAAGAAACATCAAAGTAAAAAAGAAAAGAGTTAACAACATGGAAAATTTAAAATTACCAATAGCTCTTGTAGCTGCAATGGCTATACAATTAGCAGGTGGTGTTTGGTGGGTATCTCAACAAGCAGCTACTATAACATCTCTAGAAGAAACAGTATCTCAGTTAGGTTCTCGTATGGCTATTGAAGATAATATAAATCTTAAAAGAGATGCTAAACAAGCTTTAGATGAAATAGAAGAACTTTGGGAAGAGACTGAATTTCTTTGGCAAGAAGCTAATACTATGGCTAAACATATGACCTCTATTATAGAATTACAACAACGTATTGCTATAATAGAAAATACCTTAACTTATGTGAGTCCTTAATGCGATGGTTAATACTCGTTCTATTTTTATCTGGTTGTGGTTTGAGTACTCTGCTTCCGCTAGGAGGATCAGAAGGGCCTACAGTAAATTCTAATGCACAAATAGGTGCAGAGAATAGACAGTCTGCTGTAAGTTATGAAGAAACTCAAGAAACTACAGCAGGTAGAGACGTAATAACTACAGAAGTTTTAAAAGAAGTAGAAACAGGTATGGTTGAAAAATTAAACATTCAAAACATACCACCTTGGGTAATGATCCTGTTGTTATTAGGATGGTTATTACCAACACCTACAGAAATGGGCAGAGGTATACTTAACTTTGTCTTATTATTATTTGGAAGATCAAAACTATGACAAGAGCACTAACAGAAAAACAACAAAAGCTATTGGCTGTACTGTTTGACGAAGCAGGTGGAGACATTGTGACCGCAAAGAAACTTGCAGGATACTCAGATGCTACATCATCTGCTGAAGTGGTAAAGTCTCTTAAAGAAGAAATACTAGATGCAACGCAGACTTATATGGCACGTAATGCACCGAAAGCTGCAATGTCTATGGTGGGTGCATTGTACGATCCTACTGAGTTAGGTATTCGTGATAAGATGCAAGCTGCCAAAGAACTACTTGATCGTACAGGTCTAGTTAAAACAGAAAAGATGCAAGTAGAAGCAAAAGGTGGTGTAATGCTAATGCCACCTAAACAAATGGATGACGATGACTAAACCTCTACAAAAGTGGAAGTTACCCCAACCAACCGACATAAAAGAAGACAACGAATGGATTGCTATTCCACGTATATCAAGAACAATACCATTCGGATATGAACTAGATAAGGATGATCCCGATATACTTCAGCCTGTTGAACATGAACTTGACATGCTTGAAGAGGCAAAGAAATATCTAAAACAGTATTCATATCGTGAGGTTGCCAATTGGCTATCTAGAAATACAGGTCGATCTATATCTCACGTAGGACTCAAGAAACGGTTGGACAATGAGCGAAGAAGAAAAAACAAAGTTGGAAGCCTACGCAGATGGGCAGACTATGCGAAAAAGGCAATCGCCAAAGCGGAAGAAATTGAAAACAAACGCCTCGGTGCGAAAGCCTACGAAGAAGAAAGCTACCCCAAAGCCAGTTAATATCGTTGAGGAGATTCCTGTTGAGGAACAACATAACGTTATTTTCAAACCTAATGAAGGTCCACAGACAGATTTTTTAGCTGCAGGTGAACGAGAGGTTTTATATGGTGGCTCTGCAGGTGGTGGTAAAAGTTATGCAATGTTAGCAGACCCTTTGAGATACATGGGTCATCCTGATTTTTCAGGCTTACTACTACGACATACAACAGAAGAACTTAGAGAGCTTATATTTAAATCACAGGAAATGTACCCTAAAATTTGGAAGGGTATTAAGTGGTCTGAACGAAAGATGCAGTGGACTGCGCCCTCTGGAGCGAG